TGACCAAATATACTGTGACTGTTTATTAACAACATCTTTATAATAGTTTGAATTGCCGCTGTCATCTTTAGCATCAGATGCTTTAGAAACAAATGCGTATTTTTCTAAGACTGTGCCAGATGTACCTGTCCACAGACCATCTTCGTCAACAACAACAATATGAACTTCGTCGTTAGCACCGCCACGGCTTGCTACGTATGATGATGTATTTGGTGTTGCACTAAACTGTGATGCATATGTCCACACATTCCATGTGTTTGCATCTGCCATAGAAACTCTTAGACTATTACCTAATGAACCAGCATAACGTGCTGCCCAACCACCTGTATCACCGTATGCACCAGCAGCATAGCTTGAATGGTTGTCATTGTAATCATCTTCATTTTTGATTAGTAAACCTGTGCCGTTCGATGTTGCATTTAATGCGCCGACGCCTTGAGTACGAACGATTTTTAGATTATTTCCGTAAGCCAGGAAGTTCGCAGCAGAGAACCAATATTCATAATTATCGCTATCTGGTTTGCCGAATGTGTTCACAAGACGAACTTCATCGGAAATAGTAGTTACTTCACCAATTGGTCCCCAAGCAAAAGGTCCTACGAATGCGCCAGTAGAAGTGGCCACTGAAGGAATAACTGTAGTCAGATCAATCTCTGATACGTTTACTCCTGGTGATAATTGAAATGCCATTGGATTTCTCCTTTTATTGTTGGGTCAATTTTCTTTTTATTGTCTATTTAGTTTTTTACAAACTTGATGATAAATAGCCAGCTGGAGGCTCCCACATGTCTCCATCTTCCACCTCTACTTCTCGGCGCAGTCCATCCTCAATAAAACCAAACGGAAGAACACTTTCCTCACCCAACAACTGCTGTTCTTCTAACAAAATCTTGCGGATATCAATTCGTGTTTCATCTTTGAAGAAAGTCTGTGCTGTCAGCCAAGCATAAAGCACCAGACCCATAACGATATCATCATTGTTGCCTTCTTCTGCCATGAAAGTATCTTTTTTACGCACAAAAGTGTTCAGTTCTGCAATAGTATCAAAGTCATTGACGATCAACTTATCACTTTCAATTAGAGTTTTTAGGTTAGCACAACCAATTTTCTTGACCGATTTGGTTGTTTTGATACCAAATCCAACAGAGCGTTTGAAGCCGGCAGAAATACTTTGACCTTTGATATGATGATGTTCCAGCTTGTAAACGTGTTCATATTCCAGATCATAATGTAGAATATCTACTACTTGCTGACCGACATTGTTAGTTTCAATCAACACATACGCTTCATTGTAACGGTTGACCAGTGAATAGATTATTGTAGGTAAAAAATATAATGGCAACTTATTGTTTCGGTATCTGGCTACTTGTCTGTATGGTGCTTCGGTAGCGTCAATCATATTGATGGTATGATAGTCTAGTCCAACACCTTCCGAGCAGTCTACAGTAGCAATATAGATACGTCCTGGGCGTGGATCTTCGTAGATAAAGAGATTTCCATCATCTTCAATTCGCATCGGATCACGAAATGCCATTGATCGTAATTTGGCACCAGAGATGAGTGTTGCTGAAGAACCAATGAATTCAGTCTCAAACTCTTGACGAAACTGTTCTTCAGAAGTGTTTCGTATTGTTTCTTCTTTCCACTTTTCATCACGACCTGGTACCATTGACCAGTGAACTTCAAGTGTCTTATAAAGAGAACGTCCCTCTAATGCATCCATCCACATTTTGTAGAATAGATTTAGACCGTTCGGTGTAGAAACAATAATTACTTTTGATGTCTTACCAGATGAGATAACAGGATACGTTGACGTAAAGAAATCAACTGCCATATTATGTGGCACGAATGCGAACTCATCAAGAAAGATTAGATTGTACGTACCACCTCGAACACCCGCTGCTGACGTAGCGTAAGCATAAATCTTTGAACCGTTTTCCAGTTCTAAAGAACGTTTGTTCCAGTTGACAATCCCTTGCTGCAACCAGTGTGGAAGATATTCGTATGCTTTCTGTATCTTAGCCAGAATGTCTTGTGCCAATTGAAGTTTGTTAGCCAAAATACCAATAACAAACTCTTCGTTGAACAAAGCAGACCATAACATGTAGCCGACAGTGGTAGTTGTTTTACCAACCTGTCGTGGCATTTTTGCGATACAGAATCTATTTTCATGAAACGTCTTGACCATTTCTTTTTGAAAGTCCCACATATCAAATGGGACAAGACCACGGTCAACGTTGACAATTTTTACGTAGTTGGCAATAAAATATACCGGATCTTCGGCACACTTTGCAAACTCTTTTACTTGTTCTTCTGTTAGGGATAATTCAACACCGACTTTCTTCAGTCGTGCATTACCAAGATACCCGTCATCCATAATTTATCGTGTGAAACTCTTTAGCATCCAGCCATGCTTTTGATGTGCGTCAAGAATGTCTTGTAAGAAGTTACCGACGGCAGGCTCATCTGCTGCATCTGCAAGTGCGATACCTGCACGTAGTTCCACGATGTACTTGTCGTTGTCTTGTGCAAGTTCTGACATCATGATAAGCGGTGAAGGTATAGCAACTAAGTCTTGCACTTTGGATAGTTCCATCATTCGTGCAAGTGTTGTTGGTGCATATGAACCCAATGCACGAATGTGTTCTGCGATTGGATCAGTTTGATCAAATACCGAATCATAGAAGTCACCTAAGAATCCATGATACTGAGCAAAGTCGGGTCCTTCCACATTCCAGTGAAAAGTATGTGCCTTGAAATACAAACCAAAGTTTGTACCAAGTATGATTTTCATTTGTTCTATTAGTTGTTCCATAGTTTTATTTATTTGCCTTTATCATCTTCAGTAATTCGGTTGTGGAGCCAACAAAGACTGCTTTATCTATGTTGACTCCTTTTGCGGATTCAGATTGGGGTGCAAGCTCTCTTTTCCTTTTCTGAAGTTCCAACAAATCTTTGTTCATCTCAGCCAGATTTTTCATCATTGTGGCTAAGACTTCGTATGCACGTGGTGATTCAGATTGATCAGCAACATATGCCAATTTTTCTAACGCATCGTTACCATTTGTAATCAGTGTACGCATATTGCTACGAGCAAATTCAGCATCAGCATCAACTTGATTAACAGAATCGTCAATCACAACAGGTAATGATTCTATCGGTTTTTCTTCAATGGGTTCAACGTCAAAGATTTCAGATAAATTTTGATTTAGTTTTTTCATGATAATGTATCAGGCCATTCTGTAATTGTTTCAATGTAACCAAAGTTAGCATTTGGTAATGAAGATGTTGGATCTGGTTCTGTAATCACAGCAGCAGCATTGACTGAATTGATGTCAAGTGTTGCTACGTTATATGACGCACCAGAATAATCACCCGTAAGTGTATAGTATCTTTCAATGTATTTGTTACCACCAGTAACAACAAGTGTGCCTGTGGCAGTGTTGCTAAAGTATTCTACTGTGCCAATAAATCCATTTGCTGTGTCACGAATTGTTTCGCCAGTTGTAAATACGCTTGAGCCGTTTGCAAAGTCAACATATACTTTCTGTAGTTCTTTGGATGTAAGATCAATGTTGATATTTGTGTTTGCGGCATTGATAAGTTTGCCCGACTTGACAGGTGGCCAGATGAAACTCTTTGCAGTAAATGTCAAGTCCCATACAATAATTCTTGTCGTACCATCAGACATACCACCCTCATACTCAACTGTAGATGCAACAGAATTGAGTATAATAGGAACAGTGTACTTTTGCTTCATCGTAGGAATAAAATCTACCACTACACTGAAATCCGGAGTGAAGAACGGTAGAATCTGTTCTAATATCTGTGTGCCATCTTCTGTGTTACGTACATAGATTGACAGACTAAACTCAAAGTTATACGGCACAGGAAGAAACTGTGTTGCGACACCGGTATTTGTTGCTGATGCAAAGTTCTGTAGAGTAGAAATTTGTTTACGACTCATATCATACTCAAGACTGTCAAGATTGAATGACATTCTTGGTATAACAGAGTTGACTG